TTTGACGTCGTTGCCGGTGAGACTTACTTGGGGGATGAGGTAGTTAATGGAGTCATTGGGCGATTTACGTTCGCCCATGAATTTGGCCCAGTTGTCCCAGAGGAGGCGGTTTGGTACGAAGAAAAAGAACGACTCCAAATAGAGATTGTCCATCACAGGAACGATGGGAGTAGCGAGACGGGCAAAGGCCGTCATGTTCATGTTGAAGGAGTCGCCTGGGAGAACTTCGTCCACATAAATGGGGATGAGGTAACCAGCATCGAATGTGGTTTTGTAGGTCTTTTGAATGTTGAATGACGAACGCGGCACTTGGGCGCGCGGAATCATTGCGAAGGAGTGATTAGAGACAGAACGGTTTTTGTGTTGCATGTTTAGTCCAAAAAAAAAGCGCCCGAAGGCGCAGAGAGTTACAGCAGGGGGAGCAGATCAGCGAATTGCGTTTTTGCCGAGCATGAGCAGCTGGGGAAGATCGTGCAGATCGAAATGACCAGTGTTGTCATCGAATGTACCGAGATCGAACAGATCGTAGTCATCGGGGTGGCTGTGAAAAGCATTATTTGGATCGGCTCGGTTGATTTCATCTTGAAATGTCCGAATCCCAGCCGCAGCAGTGGGTACGAAAATCGGACGACCAAACGCATCGGTTGCCCGGTCCTTTACAGCACAGATTGTCGAGATCATAGCTCAGTCCTTGATTTTGATTGATTGAGGGTGATGCGATTGAACTCGGCGATATCTTGACGCCGGTCCCAAGGCATTTGGGGCAGGTCTTCGGCCTTTTCAACCCAGGTAGGAGATACCGCGTCGTAGCGCTCAGGAAAGTGTGTTGCAAGCCATTCTTTGTAAAACAGTGGCAGACGGTATTTGACTTCATTATGGGTCACGTAGCCTTTCCAGCAGTCTTCGTGGAAGCGTTCAAGCCAGGAGGTGCCGATACCCGGGCGACGAGAGGAACGAACGTACTCAGGTTTACGGGCATGGAATTCGCCTGTCTGAAGATCGATCGTTGCTAAGCGGGTTTTGTCGACGATGTTGTCGAACTCGGCAGCTTTTTTGAAGGTGTAGCGGGCGACGTAGCCCATGGATTCTTCGGAGGCAGTACCTACCTCTGTATGCCCGAGTGCCCATAGCTCACGAAGCATAGGAGACTCATACCGCATATAACCGCCGCCGCCGCGCCCAATGGGCTGCTTATCAGGGAAGTCAAGATTAAACAGAATCGCGTGATAGTGAGGCCTAAGGGTTGTTTTTCCATATTCTCCGCACATGAGATAGCGAATGTCTTTGAATCCGAATTTACGTTCTGCAGTAACCCGCAGACGTTTCATGAATAGCTGGAAGTCTTCGTGTTTTAGTCCCGCCCCTGGTGGCATGTGCTCGGGGGAATAGGTGAGGGTGATGAAACAGTTATGTTGCCAGAGAGACGCCTCGTGAACTGAACGGATAACCCAGTCACGGGATTTATTGATTCGACATGCGAGGCATGACCGGCATGGAATGAGCAGCTGGAGGTAAGAGCCCCCAGCAGAAGAGACACGCTTTTCTGCTTGAGCTTCAGATTTCTCTCCTTTAATGAGGGTGACGGACCCGTCGCCTGCACGGATGCCCTTCAAAGGGGATGTGCAGAGCATGGGTCAGAGTCTCCAGCCGCCGCGCATGGGTGCGGAGACGTTAGCGGCTTTGGTGCGGTTGGCCTGCCGGTTGAACCGGCGGGTTGACTTGGATTTACGAACAGGAGAGCGGTAGCTGGTGCGCATGATTGTGTCCTGGAAGAAAAGGATTTGCCTAGAAAAGAGGCAAAGACGGGGTGGTTTAGTGTCTCACTGGTGTGTCAGTAGATGCAATAGTTAACAAGGGGAACTATTGCATCAGGTGGGCTAGTGTTTCACGGTTGTGTCGAAAGTACGGCAGAAGCCGGAACGATGGTTTGAGGCTGGGGAGCGTTGATGAGACCCAGCTCGATGGCTTCCTGGCGGTTGCCTGAATCGTTCATGAAGGCCAGGAGCTGGCCGGGATCGTTGTCGAAACGAGCGCGAAGCTCGGCAGGAAGATCGTCGAAGCCCTGACGGGCCGCGATGAGGGCGTTCTGTGCGGACCAGAAGTCCGTGACGCCTGTGAAGTCGCCCACCAGGGGGCGACGGTTGTGGACTGGCAGTTCGCCAGTAATACCGAAGCGCTTAACGATAGTGTTTATGTCGGTGTCATTGCCGTGGGCTTGTTCAACGATGGTGTCATCGGTAATAGCTGTGGCGGTTGAACTTGAATTAGCAGAGCGGTCGAATGAGTAGTAACCGCGAACAGTGTAGGGCATGGTTATTTCCGATTGATAGCGTTGAAGAATTGAATAAGCGTGCGTGCCATATTCATGGCGGGGTTAGAAGCGTCGGTAGTTTCGTAGAATTTAGCGGCGCTTATGGCTCCTGGCATTTCTAATTGTTTAAGAATGGTTTCAGCTTGTACGTTTTGCCCTTGGAGGGCATATAGAAGGGCTTGATTAATTGTGGCCTTTTGTTGTTGACCAATAAGATCGGTACGAGCGACTGATTCTTTGATGTTCTGAATGATTTGTCGTTTTATCTCATGTTGAGAGTCACCTTGAAGCATGGTGAGACGAGTCATCTGAGTCTTCAGCTGGGTGTCTTGCAGGATGTTGGCGATCTGGACGCCTACAGCTTGCGCCTGGACGGCAGAAAGACCGGTAGCTGCGCGGTCGCGTTCAGTTTGGGCCACGATGTTATCGGGGCGCTCGAGCTCGGTTGCGGCTTCAGCTTTGGCTTTGGTAGCTTGAGCTTCGAGGAGCTCCACCTGGGCGCGATTAGCGCGGGCAGCGAGTGCAGTTGAGACAGCCGGTCCTACGGCGTCGGTAGCAGGCGCAGCCTGTGAGCCTCCAGGTGTGCTAGCGCCGCCTTTCATGAAGCTGAGCATGGGGTTTAGGCCGGCGGCGATCATGTCTTTGGTGCTGCGTTGGTATGCAGTGTTGGACATCATTTCCTGGAAGTCTCGGTTTTTTTGGGCTTCCTTGGCGTTCCACTTGCGGGCCTGGGAGGCACCGAAGAGGCCCATAAGGCCGAGGCCAACGTCAGCAATCATTCCCATTCCACCGCCAACGGATGGAGAGAAACGGGCAGGAGCTGGAGAACTGCCGTAGCCAGATACCTCGATTTTCTCGGGTTCGGCTGGTGCGTAGCTGTATTCGTTCATGTGTGTGCTCAAGGTTTACTGATTGCCAACGACCGCAAGCGGCCGTCGGCCCTAGTGAATCACAGAGACTTAAGACCCGGAACGGAGTAAAGCGGCATAGGCCGTGCAGCTTTGAGATCGAAGAACACGTCGAGCAGGAACTGGCAACCGTTTGCTTCCTCTTGAACAGCGGTAACGCGGTCGACGGGAGGCATTTCCATCAGGAACGAATAGTTCAATTGCGGACGCGTGTTGAATTTCTGTGCGAGGTGCCAGACGTCCAGGGGCGTCGGTGAAGTAGAGCGGAAGTAGCCAGTCACCTGGGAGGGGTTGTAACGGTATTCGGCCCAGCGCTCCTGGTAGCCGAAAACCGTGTCGTCTTGTGAGGTGCCGTCCATGTAAAGCTCTTTGGACAGAATGGCTTGTTCGCCCAAATTTGCGAACTCAGGCCAGTAGAAGTCATAGCGGGTCTTTTTAGACCACATCCGGCGAAGGCCTTGTTGGTAGGACATGTCGGAACGGACATTGACGAGGCCAATGATGTAGCCGTGCTCAGTAAAGGCTCCAGAAAAGCCGTGACGGGCCACGGTAGTGCCGTAGCCACCCAAGGAGCCAAGAGGGGTCACAGTGCCCGCTGTGGGCGCTGTAGGGGCCGTCTGAGCCACCGGCATGATGTTGATGGCAGCAGAGCCGCCGCCCAAGTACTCAGGGCGTTGCAAGCGGTAGTCGGGAGAGGTGACCCCGAAGTGGGCACGGATCAGCTCGGTGTAGCGGGTGCCGCCGCGAGCGTCGCGCTCGAGGAGCTGTTGAATAGCGAAGGCTTGGCGGAGCTGGTTGATTGTGGAGCTGGTAGCCGAAGTCAGGTCGGCATAGATGCCCGTGATGGTTCCATAGGCGAACCCAAGGGGATCGTCTTTAGCCATTGGGGTGCCGGCGTCTTTGTAGACAGCGCCGGCGGCATACGGGCTTGAAGATTGCTGCTTGAGATAAGCGCGGGCAGAGGGTTCTGAAAGCGAGTTGAACTCGATCAGGCCTTGACCGTTAGAAACGATTGGTGCCTGGGTTCCTAGGGGCACTTGGACGGATTCGCCCTTTTGGGGCCAGGGCAGTGCGGAGGTGAAGTAATCGTGGCGTTTGAAACGGCGTTCGACTTTGTATTGGATTGCGTCGTCAGGGCCGTCGTCAGTTTCATGCCAAGTGGGATCACCCACGTTTTGGTCACGGAACCATTCGTTGTAAATCATGTTGTACGCACGGAAAGGCAGTGCGTTGACCGTAAAGGCAGTAGCTGAAGGAATGTTGCCAGCTGGCAGGCCTACGTAGTCGAAGATGGTATTTGCTTTGACGTCGTTGCCGGTGAGACTTACTTGGGGGATGAGGTAGTTAATGGAGTCATTGGGCGATTTACGTTCGCCCATGAATTTGGCCCAGTTGTCCCAGAGGAGGCGGTTTGGTACGAAGAAAAA